AAATGTAGAAGAAAAAGACACGGAAGGGAAATTTTCCGTTAAAGCGATTAAAACACTACGAGGAGTACTAGCCGAGTTTAATATTGTAGCACTTAACGTGTTAGATATAGAAACAGGGAAAATAACTTTATCAGCCATGTATCCTGGCGTATTGTTAACCGCCGACCATTGATCTGTTATAAGGCCAGCGATAGCGTCGTACATTTCTTGCGCTGTAAGAGTACTAATAACAGCACCCGTAGCACTAGCAGTAAACGAAGCATAATTTAAAAGACCTTTAGAGGAAGCCACATTAGGTATACCTATGAAACCGATTTCATCAATTTCACGTTGGTAAATTTTATTGTGTGCTTGTATGAAATTACTTATCAAATTCACATTAGCGAGCGCAGCTTCATTTATTTCGTCATCATTCCACGATGAAAAAGCTTCTCTTACTAGTACTTTCAAATAAGAATCTTCACCATATAAGCTAATTTTACCTTTGTCCGACGCGTTGTCACTAGAATTAGTAAATTCGCCTTGATCTATGATTCTTAGTGATTGTATACGTCGAGCATACCCGCCAGAATTATCAATGGTTACACCTGAGTTCATAAAAGCAAGTTCAGGATATAGCTTTTCGAAAATTTTTGGGTCTACTTGTGTTAGGTAACGATCCAACACGACACCAGCTGCTGCATCTTTAAAACCTTTTTTTTCTCCCGAAGCAAGAAAGGCTTTATAAGAATCAAGGTTGTATAGATTTTTTATTTTCATTTTATTTTTCCTATATTGATTAACTTAAAATTACGCCATCGTTAGCAATTACACGCCATACTAATACGCCTGCTACTTGAGCAGCTTCCAGTTTAATATATTCTCCTGCGGTGTCAAAAGTCATTACTGTGTTACCAGCGACATTTATACCGCTCGCAACTGTAATAGCTAAATCGCCAGCATCAACATCAAAAGAAAGCAATAGCGTTATGCCTGCTATTGAAGGAATTGCTAACGTTCTTGTATCTACAACACCAGTAGAAGTAAGCGCTATTGTTGCAGAACGAGTAACAGGTATAGCACCAGCGTCACTTGGATCTGTTATTGCTACGACTGCTTTAGGATAAAGTTCTGCAATAGCAGCTTCAACTTGAATCGCTGAAGTAAAGACACCAGTATCCAAAAGACTTATAGCAGAGGCAGCATGCGCGCCTGTAGCTTCGCCGATATGGTCTGCGATGTCGCCTGGAGGCGGTGCAAGATAAATTAACCAAACATCCGTTTTAAGTTCAGCGATGAATTCAGCGTTAACTGCTACGTCGGTATTTGTTGCAGTAGCTAGGCCATCATTAGCACCACCATCATTAGAAACATATACACGACCAAGTGCAGCTGGCGATTCGCCTGTTTTCATTGCAACTGTGCAAAGCCCTGAACGTAAATATGAAATTTGGCTATAAATATCTGAATCAATTGTAGCACCAGATTCAAGATCACCAGAAATATTTCTTAATATTACTCCTGCTATGCTTGGGGTTGCTGAACCGTCTATGAGGTCTATACTTCCAGTATCCAGTTTTGCGAATCGTCCTACTATAAGAGCGTCTTGAAAAACTGTAGCTGAAAGTTCCACATTTCCTGTGCCATAGCGTTCACCAGAACCTACTGTAGCAATATCATCGGAAAAAGCTGTATCGAATGCCATTTTATAACTCCTTGTTTGCTATTTCATCTAAGGGATGAATAGTTTTTTGATCTCCAAATTTTTTATATTCGGAAGTTTTTTTTAATAATTTAAAAGCTGTAGAAAGCTCTTCGTCTGTAAATTCGTGCGTTAACTCCGTAGAAATAGCGTCTTTCATTATATTTGATATAGACTTGTCTTTAAAATCGTAAGAATCATCAAGAAAAGCCCTAGCCTTATTTATTACTTGAGCGTATTCCTTAACGGCTGCATCAGCAAATTGCTTAGATTTTTCTTCAAGCGCAATTTTAAAATCAGCATCCGAAAATTTAGCTTTATCTTCTTCCTTAACTTCGTCTTTATTTTCGTCTTTATTTTCTTCACTTTTCAATTCTTCATCTTCTAAAGGTTTTTCTTCTACTTTAGTCATGCTAATTATTTCTTGTAGTGCTGGCATAACTTTTTGTAGTTCTTCAAGTGATAACATTTTTATAGCTTCAGGAAGTGAAGTTGCAATCTCGACAACTTGTTCAAGACTTACTTTGCCTTCTTCATCAGTAAAAGCTTTATGATATTTCATTTTTTCTTGCTCCTTGTTTGTAAAATCAACTTTCTTATCTAGAAAGCTGCATAAATCACCACAACGCCCAGCTGAAACAGCAGCTAAATGATGTGGAATAATATTTACTTGTTCAAAATCATATTCATCATGAGGTATCAAGTCACCAAAATAGCCAAGTGAGAGCTGAGTTTTATTTTTCAACTTTTTTGAATACTCATCACATATAGAAAGTTTATTTTTTATTGCAACTCGTGTTTTGGTACTTTCGTCTAATACATCTACCATGAAAGAACTTTCTACCCTATTTCCTGTATCAACAACGGCTGCATCTAGTGAAACATGCTCATCAGTTAAAGGTATACCTAACATTTTAACTGCTGCATTAGAAATAGTCGCTGGCGAACGATAAACAGTAAATATTTTATCGTAAGGATCCATCATCAATTCGGCACCTAAATACTCGATAACTCCATCTCTAACACTAATAGCAGTTTTTTCGGCAGGGCTGTAAATTGCAATGTCTTTAAATTTTTTCAATAAAAAAGAGTTCATGATTAACCTAGTTCTTTTTTTAAAAATTACACCAATATTTTTTAGCAGTCAATACTAAATTTAAACTATCTTACGCCATTGCAAACTTGCAGACGCCGAAACAGATCCAGCAAAAGGGATTACTGAAATAGTTATTATATCGCCGATATTTGTAGTTGTGTCATATTCTAAGCCTAATCGCCCCATTAAATTTTCTCTCCCTACTAATTTCATTATTCCACCGGCCATCACAACAAAGCCCGAGGCAATTCTTGTGCCACCTGTTGAGGCTGTAGCAGATACATCTATTTCAGTACCAACATTGGAACCAGCGCTAGCAAAAGAAGCACCTGTTAAAGTAGCGTTTATTATTATTTCATAATAAGCATTACCGCTAGCAAAAATATCTATTTCTAAAGGAACAATCAAAACATCAGCAGTTTTAGCTCTAATAGACATTACAGGCATTCCAACACTTGTAACCGTTCTTACTGTTTTACCATTACTTCCTGAATATATTGTAGCTGCCGTTTCATCTGATATACTAGAATCCGAAGTACTATCTGATAAAAGGTCCGCAATATTTACGGAACTCCCATCTTCTTTTATCATGCGACCTGTATTCGGTTGTTGTCTTATAAGTGAATCACTCCATCTCATTTTTACACCTCACTTTTTTTTGTTTAATCTTCTGGAATTACTAAAACTGATACACAACGACAATTTGACAAAATTACATTCTCCGTGATATAATCACCAGAAACAGTTTCGAGGTTATACACATGGTTAGAAAAATTGATCAATCGCGTATCGAGGATCTTATCGGTCTTATAAATAATGGTTCTACTCTTAGAAATGCTAGTAAAATAATCGGAATTCATGAAGTCACCGCTGGCCGAAAACTTTCCGAACAGGGAATTCTTGTTCCTAGGGACTTTGAACGAACAAGTATTAATATACCAATTGATGAAATCAAAGCCATGTACCAAAACGGAAAAAGCGAAAACTTTATCGCTAAACATTTCAAGGTTAGTAGGAATGTCATAAGAAATAGGCTTATCAAAGTCGGAATTATACCACGCACCCAAAGCGAAGCAGAAGAGCTCAAGTGGTCTCAAATGGACGAGGAGGCAAGACTTAACCAAACTAAGAACGCTCACGATTCTGTTAGGGGAAAAATCCCCGATCCTAGCAGCGTTATTAAAAGAGCTATTACACGTGAGAAAATTCAATACGATCATCTTCTCGGTTTCGGAGAGATTGAGTTTAGAGAATTTTTGAAAAACAAAAGAATTGACTTCATCGGTCAAAAAGCTGTCGGAAGTTATAATATCGATATCACTATCGGAAATATCGCCGTGGAACTTACCGTTGATCGCGCTAGATTTACTAGGAACAATCCCCGCTTTAAGAAGCGAATTAAAGACTTGTTCAAAAGTGGGTATAAATCTATTTACGTTGTCTTTGATTCCATTGATACCTTGACTCATTGCAGTGATTATATCATCTCCAACATTGACAGAATTAGCACTCTTGAATCCCTCAGAAGTCAATATTGGATGATTAGGTGTCGTTCTGAGAACTATTCCATTTTCAGAGACAAGTTCGGCAAGTTCTCCAGTAAACCTTCTCCGATAAAATTTATTACAGAAAGTAGAATGATTGATTTTTGCGTACCCAGGTAAACAATTATAATCAACTCCAGGCAATAAAGTTTTTCCATCGCATGAACTATAAAGTCCTTTAGAAAGCTCAAACTCTTTACCATCTCTTACTTGATGACAACGCCTAACGCGCTCGTCTTCACTTGTTGACCATATAGCCTTTTCAATGCCTAGTTTTTGCGCTCTTACTTTTGTCAATAAGCTATTAAACGTTGTTATCTGAGTTCTAGCTATCATTTTAGCATTGCTCTTTTTCTTATCAACATCATTATCAAAATTTGATAAAACATCTTCAAGAGAGCCACCCATGGACATTACTCGCAAACTATTAGCTACAAAAAGTTCAAGCGTTTCATCTCTTAACTTTTTAACCCATTGTTCCGTCTCAAGTCTAAAAGCGTTAATTGTCGGCGTTAATCCTTCATTTGCAATAAGTTCTTTTGTGTTTATTCCTATGCTTTTTTCTATTTCATTATACAAAAGTTTTTGATTTCTTCGATTTATGCGCCCTGTTATTTCTTTTATCATATTTTCAATGCGTTCATTGCTATACTGATTAACAAGTTTTCTTGCAACTCGTTTTGTTATCTTTAAAAATATGTTTGCAAAGTTCCCTGTCTGAGAATCAGAAAATTTTTCTATAGTATTTTTATTCAATTCAGCGAAGACTTGATTCTTAAATCTTTTTGAAAATTGTTCGATCATATTAACCATAAGAGAAGAAAATTCACGCGTATCAGCAAGTGAAGGAACTGGGGTTTTTATCTTTTTATTGTTCATTGGCAAATCTCTCCCCTAAAGCATTGACTGTATAACCTTTCCTAAATTCTCTAAACGTCTTCGTCTGCATTTCTTCTAGTTCTTTCCAGAGTTCTGGGAAATCATTATATAAAACCCTACATTCGCCTATCCTTGATAAAGGACAACACCAACAGGATACTCTATGGAATTTTTCATATAATCCCTCCCAATCGAATCCTTTAGAATAACAATATTCAAGAGCTTGTTTTTCGGTAACTTCCCATTCGACTAAAGGATAAATTACTTTTCGGTTCCCCTTATTCTTTTTGCAGCGTTCCCTCTCATCATAAGCAATGCCAATATATTCAATATCGCCTTTACTTTTTAATCTTTTCATTGCTTGCACTTTATATGTAGTACACCATCTATTAAGATAATTCGGGAAGCCATAACCTTTTTCGCCTATTCGTCCTTTTGTTTTTATATGTTCCGAAAATAGATAATCAAAGTCAATCTTCACTGTTTCAATTTCAACAGGACAAATTTTCTGAACCTTGGCGATATGGCGATACATCGCTGTCGAATCCTTACCTCCGCTGAAGCTTATAACGTGCATCCCATCTTCGATAATCTTAGCCATTTAAAACTTTTTCTCCTGTTTCTTCCTCGACAATTTTTTCTTCGATAGCGTCTTCTTTTATTTCAGGGAAGAAAAAATCATCGTATTTATCTTTTACGATTACATCGTTTTTAATTAAATATTCTCTGTGATCTTCGCCGATATTCCACAATGCTGTAGCATTTTGTATAACTTGAGCATCAAAACTTATTCTTTCATCTGCTGAACGTCCTTGATTTTTCTTAAATGACACAATTCCCATGCCAAGTTTTTTAAAAAGTTCGTTAATCGGGTCTTCTAAAAAATCAGACTGTACTACTTCGATCATTTCTTGGAATATTTGCATCTCATTATCGCCAGTAGAATTAAGACCTTTAACATTTTCGCCTATTAGTACAGCTAATGGTATCCCTGTAACCATAGCAAGCCTTCTTAACGTTATTGAATCTGCTTCTTGCAAGTTCGTTAAAGTTTGATTTACAGCTTTAACATCGTCCTCAAAATCTAACAATCCAGCACCATAAACGGAACGAGAATTTTCAAGCTCAGTAAAATATCTTCGTATATATTCGTCTCGTTGATCTTGCATAGCATCTTTAAGCCCTACAATCCTATAAAAAAGAGTAGCATTTTTTTCTAAAACCGCAGGCGTACAACGTTCAACAACACCATCATTTACAAGTTGCGTATAAATTAATTCAAATTCACTTACTCCACCATATTGATATATCGCTGAATCGAACTCCGTAGGCTCTATATAAGTAAAATCTATAACTCTACTGTAATGAAAATGAACGCCTCTTACAGAATAAAAAGTGGGCTTATAATATCTTGAATCCATTAGATCCAAAGAAGCCCCTACACTCGTAACCATATCACCAGAAAATACTTTAAATTCTACTTTAGAGATATCAAAATTGTCGTGTGATGGTGAAGACATATTTTCACCTTTATTATATAAGACTATGATACCTCGCCCAAAACCTACCATATAACGCGACGCTCTTTTTACTGCTTTTTCAAATTTTCTTTTGTAAATTTCTTCGTCTTTAATACTTGAAAATTGCAACGTGTCTTTTAAAGCATATCCAGCTTTTAATCTTACGATCTTAGAACCTATACCAGTACGATAAATCGCTCTTAGCTCGTTATAATTTACTGCTGAATGAACTATTTGATTGTTATAGGTAGCATTACGAGTATTTGCAAGACTATTATATAAATTTTTCAAACTATCCGTAAAATTAAAATTCTTCACTTTGTTTAATTTATTCATTTTTTCCTTCTTTGCTCTACAAGTTTACTGTAATCTCTTTTATTTCTTTTCATAGCAGGTTCTAGTGCGTACCGTATGGAATCCATATAATCATTAAATTTATCTACAATAATTGGCATTATATCTCCTGTAATTCTATCAACCTTAAAGCTATATAAAGAAAGCTCATTTTGTGTTCCTATGCAACGAGGATGAACTATTATTTCATCATGACTTTTCATAAAAGAAATTCCATCTTCTATAGAACCTTTTCCCTTCTCACAACCTACTATCCTCGGCAAGCCTTTTCTTTTCAAGAAAGATATTGACTCAGGCCGGGAGCAATCCGCTCTTACAACATGTTTTTCGATTCCATGGATATTATTTTTTAGAAATTCTGTTGTGTCGTCTAGTTCAAGCCCGATCTTTCCACAATCATATTCAATATATAATTTCCTGTCATATATCCATGCTTTTGTAGCTGCTGTGGGGTCTTGACTGAACCCAAAATCAAGCCCAAAGTAAGGCCCGTCCCAGTTTTTTTGCGGTATAAACTCCGCTATCTTCCATTTACCAGCAAAAACGCATGACTCATCGTTTTTCAGGTAATCACCTTCCCAAACAAATTTATAAGTCGCTGGATCCATCACGTCACGATCTCGCAACCGCTGTCTGTCTAAGACATCAGGAAACCAAGGGTTATCGAAATATTGAACCTCTGCAATCAAAGCATCTTTCGGAGGAAACTTTCTAAATCTTTTATCAACAGGTGAATTTTCACGTTTCGGATTGTAAATCACCCAGATTTCAGACTTTGGCGCGCGAATTGTAGGTTCTAGATCGAGCCAACTAGATTCTCCTATCTGTTCGGCCTCTTCGGCGATACATAAATTAATCTGAGCTAATGACTTAATTGACGAAGGGTTATTTCTTATGCCTTTGAAGATAAAAAGTGTGCCGTTTTTCCCTTTAATATAATCAACGCCTATATCATATTTATCAGCGAGCCAAGGTGTTGAATTAATCGCGTTCTTAAGCTCGGCAAAGAAAGAATCTTTTATCGACGACATAAACTCTCTAACACATAATATTCTAAGAGGTTCTTTGTATCCCCAGATAGCTGCCATTAGAGCGAAAGAAAATGACTTAGCTCCGCCCCTCCCTCCAAACGCGACTCTGTACCTCACAATTCCTCTTGGAGGTGCAAAGATCGGTATTAATTTTGGCGGCAATTCGATTCTAGCTGTTTTCATTTTTTCATCTTCTCCTTGTTTATGAATTATCAATCTTATCAATATCAGGAGCGACTATTTCTATTCGCATAGGAGCGAGGCTTGTTCCATCGGAACTGGTATTATCTATAATTTGAGTTTCTTTCCATCCAGCTTGAGTTTTAAGGTAAAATATTGCTGCCGAGGTGTTTCCACTTATGGCTTGTTGCAATAGACTTGACGCTACAGCAACAACGCCCTTTGCTCTACCTTTCTTATAAAGTTCGCTCAATCTTGGTGATCTTTTTTTCATTTCGTAAAATGTAGTCCTACATATTCCTAAGAAATCGGACATCTGATCTTGAGTAAGATAAGCCGCTAATTTTTCAACTTGGTTAATTTGTTCATCTGTTAAAGTAAGCCTACCCGGTTTTCTGCCCGCTTTTAAATGAGGGGTTGTTTTTTTTTTAGTCATAAATGCCTCACAATTTTTATATTTTTCCTTTAAATAGTATATAAGCTTCTTTTTCTAAAGGTTTTCCTATGTATTGAAAGCCATAGGTTTGCCTATTGTTAGAAACTGTTTTATTATAATCTTTAACATTTCTATTAAGAGATTTAATAGCTTTACCCGTTAATTTCCATAATTTTGATTTTAACCGATGACTTATCATAGCAGGATGACCTGTACGACTGAAATATTTTGGTTTTTTAATTCTAAAGATACCAGCAATAAATTCCGACATTTTATTACCTATTCCAACTCCTTGATAATCGGGAAGAACAACGACTCTATGTTCCCTATATCCTGAACTTCTAGGATGCGGAAAATATATTACAGCACAAAAAACAACAATATTGCCATCAATGGTGCCCATAAAGCACTGAGCAGTGGGGTTTAAATTTGAGCTTAAATAATGATGTTTACGAAACAATTCCCAGAATTTTCTTTCACACGGGAATATTTTGAGTTCGATGGTTGGACGTTGCCGAAGTGACCTCCATGTAAAAAGATTTTCATTAGTATCGTATATCCAATCGGGTTGAAGCCACTCAATAATATCGTAATGACATGCTATAGCTATCATCTGTTTATCTTGAGATCGTATAGCTTTAGCTACCGCATTAGATCCCATTTTTGCTACTGTTCTATCAACTACGCTAGTAAATTCATCTATCACAAAAAATGGATTTTCGAGTATTGCTCTTGCTAATGTAGCTCTAAATTGTTCTCCGTTGCTTAAAACATTGAACGGGCGCATCCAGTTCGGAGGTGAAGAAAATCCTACACTACACAATGCAGTTATTATTTCTTTGATAGATTTATCTTTAGGGAAATTATCAACGATACTTTTATCGTTGTTCCATTCCATTTTATCTATAATATTGTCACCAAAAAGTTCTTTTCCTATTGTGCTTTTCCCAGAACCAGAGCTTCCAACGATAAGTCCAATATTCCAAGGTTTTTCATGTATAGGTAAATCAACATCCCATTCAATAGTTGTTTCGCCATTTCGTTTTAAATCAAATATAGACTCTACCTGCTTAAGTCTAGGACTATACTCTACTTTTGATTTTCTTATAATATGATCGGACGGCATGGTATCTCCTGTTCGTCAAACATTCCTATATACTTAATTTGTTCTTCTTCGTCTTTACATTCTATAAGAATTTGATATCCGTGTTCAATTTCGTTTGTCTCGTCTTTTCCTTCTTCGACAAGGTCTTTTACATCAATATCAAAATCTTCTAATGTAAAGCCTTTTTCAATGAGTTCATCAATATCAAATAAATCTAGTAATAATTCATTATTCCAGTCTCCAGTATCTTTATTTGACGCTATGAGGTAATCTTTAAATTCTTTTTCAGTAAGTTTTTCCGGTGGTAATCTCACGTCGATTTCAATATCTTCTTTGTTAAGTTGTTTCAATATTTCATAGCGTTGGTGACCTGCGACTATAACGTTATCTGTATCAATTGCTATAACTTCCGCGTAGCCTGTATTTTTCAATGATTTTTTAAGACGTTTAGCCGTTTCTTTCGTTATATTCCTAGGATTTTTGTTATAAGGTATTAATTCGCTAAGTTTTCGCGTTTCGTTATGCCATTTTTTTATTATTTCTTTTTTGCTCAAAACCTCACCTCATTTTTTTTATTATTTCTATTTCTATAGGGTATAAATCTTCTACTTGTCTTTTTTTAAGCTTAAACATAGATGTTTCCATACCTTTTACATCTATATATCTTATAGTATTAGCTTTATCATTTTCAACTATCATAAAATCGCACCAATAGCAAGTTTTTCCTGGTAATCTTATTGGTATTTGTCTCAAGAAATATTTTATCTCTCCTGTTTTTGCCATCAATTTCAATTTTACATAATACGATGCTTCTAATTTAGAATCGAAAGTAATGCCATCAACGACAGTTTTTTTAGCGTTGTACTTATTTTTTTTTTGTTTTAAGAGCTTTTGAAAAACTTTTGCCGATATACTCATCGCTTTAAACCTCGTTTAAAGACAAGTATAGCATAAAAATAAAATTTATTAAAGACTAAATTGTATAAAAAAGGACGGTATTTTTTTGAAAAAAGCTCGTCACCCCGATCTCATTGTACCACAATGTTAAAATGTTAGAGTGACGAGTTATTTTATTTATTTTGGCTTTTTATATGAAAAGCCTTCAGTGAATTTTTTCATTTCTTCTATCTAAAGGAGAAGATCTTCTCTTACTTCTTCATTCATAAACTTTCTAACCATTGCCTACCTAGCCGTAAATTATTTTATCCAGTACCACATCTAGCTCCAAATCCATAATTATCCATAAATATCTCCAAAGCCATATCCATCTCCGAAACCAGTTCCAGCTCCAAACCCAGCTCCAAAACTATCTCCAGCTCCGAAACCACATCCATTTCCAAAACCATATCCATCTCCAGATTCAAAACCAGCTCCATCTCCAGATCCAGCTCCATCTTCAGATCCAGCTCCAGATCCAAAACTACACCCACATCCAAAACCAGAGCCATCTCTACAATTATCCATAAATATCTCCCATTCCAGATCCATATTCAGATCCCCTTCCAGATCCATATTCAGATCCCCTTCCAGATCTAGAGCCATATCCACCCCCAGATCCATATTCACCCCCATAGCCCGATCCATTTCCAAATCCATAGCCATTTCCATCTACACATCCAGATCCATCTCCAAAACCAGATCCCTTTCCAGAGCCATTGCCAAATCCATATCCAGCTCCAGTACCATTTCCAAATCCATAGCCATTTCCATCTACACATCCAGCTCCGAAACCATATCCAGATCCAGATATATCTCCTTCTCCATCCCCCGATCCAGCTCCAGAGCAATCCCTGGAGCTGGGTATAATTCCTAAGCTTTCCATATAGCTACACCTGCAATGCTTTGCTTTGCTTTTTCGCTTACAGTTATAACTTCGATAGGATCTAGTATCATCACTTCTTTCATTTCTACAGGAAATTTACATTTCTCAGGTTTAGAAACTCCTTCTTCTGCAAGCTGTGAAAGTGAGGCACTTCCGTCCCAATACCATAAGCGTCTTGCGTTTAACAGCATTATTCCTGCCTTAAGATCAACAAGTGTTTTGATGTATCCTGCAAAAACGCCAGAATCTCTACCCCTAACGATAACATATTTAAGAGTATCTTTATCTTGCTCCTTTGCATATATAACGCCGTTTATCTCTATTGTGTCTTCTTTAAAGTTGCTCATTTTTTTTTCTCCTTAAGATTATTTAATGTTTTTTATATTCTCTATTCATCTTTCACCCTCACTAAATCGGGGAAGTACATAGTCTCGCCGTTTTCATCAACTTCTGTTTTACAGTTTTCGTAATCGCATTCATAATTTTTTCCATTAATCTTGCACCCTCCATAAAACCTAGCGATTGACATAATTGAGTTTATCCAGCAATCATAAGGTATTCTCTCTTTGTCTTCATTCATAGTCACCCCTTCTTGGCATCGAAGAAAGCTATCTCTTAACCTTCCTTTTGGCAAACGTTCACTTACTGAAACCCACTCACTCATCGTTATCCTCCTCAGTTTATCGGGTATAAAATTAAAACTTATTCGCAATCCTCAGTTACATCTTCTTCCTTAGTACGGCGTTTAAAGCGTGACTAGCAAAGTTTTAATTATTTTATATTCTTTAATAGCTTCTTCTACAGAATCAAATTCAAAACATGCTCCTTCACCGACTATTGCGTCGAAAAAAATGGAAGTATCATGTTGAAATATAGAATTTACATTGTTTAAATTCAAAAGCTCTGCCTCTCCGTTTTCATTTTCCTTAATCTCATACCATGCCATTTTTATTGTTGCTGTCATATAGCCCCCTTCTTGGCATCGAAGAAAGCGGCTAGAGTGCCTGTTTTATCGACTAGAGGCTTTATGACAGGTGTTGCTATTGCTTTTACATTATGCGCAGCTAGAGCATACGCGCAGCACTCCCACGGGTCATGCGGTACGAATGGTGTTATTAAAAGCTTTTCTGGAGCTTTCTTTTCTTCTTTTTCTGGTGTTGGTATTGCGCTTGCGCTTGCGCTTGCGCTTGTTAATGGGCTCATTTTATTTTCCTTTTTTTTTATTTATCTTTCTTCGTATATCATTTTTTTTTAATCTTTTTATTTTTTATCCACGAGATAAAATCTTTCATTATAAAATAAAACATATATATAAATAACATTACTGTAATCGCGATTAAACACGACCACGTTAGCCATACAAATAAAAATATGATTATTAGCCATATTTTCAATATCGTTTCACCGTCTTTTTTGCTCACTATTATTTTTTCCATTGTTCATTACATATTGATTCTATTAACTTTTCAGCTTCACTATTTCCGATCATCGCAAACGTTTCGCTCTTCGTAAATTGTACCATTTTACAGCTAATGTAGTTATTTCGTTCATTTTTTACTCTCATGAATCCAAGAAGCCTTTCCTACAAGCGCAGCGTCTTCGCATTTACACTTATAATATTCAAGACAATTTTCTTTTTCTACGACTATAATATATCCGTGAATATATCCTTTAGAAAAACTTAAAGCTGTCATAAAACACCCGCCTAAACCATCTTCATTATTCGGATTTATTTGATATACACTTCCTATTTTTTCATAAGCTCCTTCATCGTTTTTATATTCTTCAACTTCAATATCGATGTTAAATATTTTCATAATTATTAAAACTGCTTCTATGAAAGATACAGACTCCAATTTCATTACATATTTTATGCTGTCTCCATGAAATTCACACTCTCTACAAACGCAAAAATTCCTATCATTATTTATTCTAAAGCCTTTAGATCCACAAAACGGACATTCTCCATAAAAAACATTGTTATCACGTTCTTGCAATTTTACATGTATTTCAACGACTTCTTTTATTTTTATTTTTAATTTCAGTTCTTCAACTTCTTTTTTCCGAAACGCTATTTTCATTTTTAGCCTTTTTTTTTGATTGATTTCATATTTATTAATGTGAGTTTGATATAATTATCCCACATAACACCCCCGCAGAAAATGCAAACATAGATATTATAATAAGATACACTATTATCATTTTTTAAATAATATCTCCGTGAACATGAGTACATTTTACGTTTTGAGATCCAAAAACAGCAAAATCACCAGTTCCATATATAAAGCCTCCTAAAGATCCATAAAATGATTCTCTAATTTTCGAAGCTTTATGCTGTAAAATGCTACGACAAGAAAAATCATAAGAAGAACGTTTTTTAATATATTTATTCCGATCACTCAGACTTAAAAAAACCACTAGACTTTTTGAATCTGTGAAGCCATATCCTGGCGTTTTTTTTGTAACTGATCTGTCTATTGAGCAAAAAAAGAACTTATTTTTTAGTCCTGTTGTCAATACTCTAATTCTTCTAAATCCTTTAAGTCCTTCATAATACATTGTTAGTCCTGCTTTTTAATTCTTTTTCTTTTTACTTTGTAAATCTCTACCCTTAAGCCCTCCACTTTTGCACCAGTCTAAATATTTTTGTGTGCTGCCATAACAAGAAACCGGAAGCTTATTATACATATAAACAGCATATAATTTAATTATTTTTATATTTTCTTCATCAGCAAATTGAACTGCTCGTAAAAAATCATTACTTATTATAGCTTCTAAAAAGCTGCCAAGCTGTCGCCCTTCTTCTACATAAAACTTTAAAGAAATTTCCAAACATTCAGGTATTTTATTCATTAGCAGCCTTTTTTATTTTTTTTCTTGATTTATTTTTTTTCTTTATCTAACGGTATTTTTCACTCACTTAAAGACGTGTTCTTAAACCAGTTGCGCTCTCTATTAGCTCATGTATCATATCAAAATAAACATCCTCAAACTTTGAAATAACTTTAATTCCTGTTTTAATACCACATTTTTCAAAACTCATAGTATAAGTGTCGTTTTTACAAATATAAGTTATTCTTATATAATTTATTTTACGACAGCCCTTAATTTTGAAAATTAACTCATTGCGATCTTTTGACTTGCTAAAATTTTTAGCTCCCAACATAAAAAGACACCTTTCTCCCAATTGCTTATAAATTGTGTATGCTTGTGAGTTCATTATATTCCTTTTGTTTTTGTGTTCTTGTGCTGTTCTTATCACCTAACATATGTAAGTTTTCGCGTATAAAATTTTCTAAAAAAATCCTAGCCTCTTTTCTAGCGATTTGTAAAGTTCCCATTGACTCCATAGCTTTTTTTATTATTTCAATATTATCAATTCCATCTATCTTCAAAATTGAATATATTATTTTTTCACTTGTTTTTACTAAAACTTTATCATAATTTTTCACTCTTTATTCTCCTTCTAGATAATTATTACCACCTTTTAAAAAATCTTTAGCTTTAGGCATGTAATTACGCCACAGACTTTGACAGCTTTTTAAATTCTTTAAAGCTTCTTCAAATATTTCTAGTTCAATACCTTCTAAATGTGACTTTTTAATATCAATTATCTTTGTAAATCTTTTGCCGTGTTCATCAACACGATATATTAACGACAAGTCCCATATACAATCATTATTTTCAGATCTAAATATCGAGTACATGAAAACTTCCGTTTCCATTCCTTGCTCTATGTTTTTTTTATAAGATGTTTCGATGTATGTTTTCATTCTTTTTTTTCCTTATTGTTATTATTATAAAAGTTTTAAATATATTCTATATGTCCATTCGTATTCGCCTTCTTCCTCTTTATCTTCATAATCATATTTTTTAAAAGATGTTCCTGTACCTGTTACTGTAAATTTAATTTTGTTACCTGTATCTTTTTGATTATGACGTTCTATTACTGTTAAAATAGAACCTTTTTTCATCTTTCTGGTAGTAGAAGTTTCTAAATAATAGTTACCTTTATGATCCCACAAATACTCAAGTTTACCATCTATTGTTACGTTCATTTTATTCCTTTTGTTTTTGTGTTCTTATGCTGTTCTTATACTATAATTATAACATAATTACGAATTAATCCCAAGCTTTTTTCATTATTTTTTCTTATTTTTTCTATTAATCTCGTTTGTCTTTTCAATAAATATACCGCATAAAATTCCTACGCCATAACTAATCATAGACATTATAAAAAAAATCATCGCTTATTCTCCTTGTTTTTTCATTAAAGTATACGCGTTGGCTCTCACCAACACGTATTTTATTATTATTTGTCTAAAGTGTAGCCCAAACGCTTAACTCTTGCGATAACCCACGGCGTTAATGTCTTCTTTTCTGATATCTCACAGAATAATTTGGACTTCTCACACTCTGGATAAATCAGAGCGTTACCATATATATTCTTTCTACTTACTAATAACTTCATCTTAATTACTCCCTAGTTGTTAAATTATTTATAGTGATTCAGCTTCAGCTTCTGCTTCTTTTGTCCACGATTTATCATAAGTTGATTCATCAATCAAAAAAGAGTTACATGTATCCCAGAGCTTTCTAGCTTCTTCACCCGAAAACCATATAGTCATTTCTGAGCTTTCTTCATTAGAAAACTTACATATCCAAAAGTCTTCTTCATCTATTTTATATTTGTCTAAACTAAAAACAATATCTTCATCTTCTGAAATATATCTCATAGCTTTTTCTTTTGCTGCTTTCAGCATCTCTTTGCATATCTCAGAATAGCCAGTTTCTGAAATCGGGGTTCCTAAAATGTCAAAATATGTTAGTTCTTGCTTTTTCATGCTATCGCCTTTTTATGATTGTTTATGTTTGAGCTTCCATGATT